AATAATTCTAGATGGAATATCTCCAAGAGTTACTGAAGAGTTCTCATCAATATTTGGTAGTTTAAGTTTTTCTTGCCCAAGATTTATTGTTTTATCTGCATATTGAGATATTTTAAAATCTGTTTTGCCAGGAGATGTAATTCTTCCGTCAAGAGGATTAAAAAACACTCGGTGACAAGCATAAGAACCTAATCTTAATTTTTCAATTAAATTTTGATTTCTTTCTGTGTTATAATTGAGAATTTTAAAATTATTTTGATCGGCAGATCTTTCACCATCAACACCATAAGATTCAGTTGCTTCACTATAAGTAATTGTTGTTTTTGTGGGTTGTGAACTCAGAAAATCAATCGATCTAAATTGAAATCCATCTACAGTTTGATAAAAGAAAAATCCCGCAGTTCCTTGCCCCGATACTGAACTTGTGTTATTTTCATCAGAGGAAGGAACACTTTTTGCCGCCAACCAAGTTAATACCGTAAAAGGTTTTCTCATATTTCCAATAAAATTATAACGATTTGATGTTTTATCAATCGTACCAATTTTATTTGCCTTTAGAACATCATTTAGAATTTTAGATACCGATTCATTTATGGGTAATGAATATTTTTTTGCCACTCTTGTAGTTTCATTTGTAATCGCCTCCCTTGATACTAAGTGTAATGTAAAACTTTCCGTATTATTTTCAGAAATTACATCAGAAATACTGGATACATAAAGATAAGTTTTTGAATCTGTAGAAAAATCTAATCCAGGATTCGTTGAAGAATTGCCGGCAATTTTTATAGAAACTCTCTCCCCACCTCTTAGGGGAAGTCCATTGTAAATAGATTGTTTTTGCCCATCCTTAGTATTTGGAGCGGCAATCGTATTTCCGGTATTTACAACTCTTATTTTAGCAGTAATAGTCGGTGAAAAAATATCTTCATAGTAATCAATTATCACAGATCCAGAAGCAATATCAACTCTTCTGGACCTGTCATTAGATTCTATAACTATTTCTTCGAATACCGATTGTTTTATTGACATTTATAGGTAAGTTAAATCTAATAATAGTTTGTTTTTCATAAAGGTATTTAACATAGAATATTCAGAACTCATTTGTATATAACTCCCACCATCTCCACCAGAAGATATCATTTGTTGTACGGTTGATGAACGGTCATCAATAACAACTATTTTCCTACCTTGTCTTTCTTGAACTATTCCTTGTAAAAGATTCATAGTATAATCATTATTTTGCATTTCAATTGACTGTTCTTGATTAGGAATAGAAGGTTGTTGATTACTGGGAACTAAAGGAGTAGAAGGTTTTGGAGGATTTGGTGATGGTGCAGTTGGTACATTAGCAGGTAAGAATTTTTCATTATTTGGATTTTTACTAAGTAATAATAAACGAACATATTGATCTAGATTTATAATATAATTTTGGGGATCATCATTATAAAATCCCCCACCACGACTAGCACCTTTCTTTGTGTCATATTCCAAGTGAATATGTGGACCAGTAGAGGTTCCTCCAGTCTTTCCAACTCTAGCAAAAGAAGTTCCTGCTTTAATTTTACCAGATCGAATTAAAAACGCACTCAAGTGAGCCAATCTTAGTTGAACTCCCAATTCAGAAACCCAAACATCCATAACATTTCCATAAGCACCAACATTACCAGCAAATACAACTTCACAATCCACTCTTAATGCAACATATGTTCCTTGAGGAGCACCAATATCAATTCCTCTATGAACTCCGTGTTTTCTAGGATCTCCAACAAGACTTGTAATTTCAATATAATCAACGCCCTTACCAAGAGATTTTGTAAATACATCTTTTGTTTGTAAGCGTCTTTGACCTGATGGTGATTGTATTGATGGTCTCGTTGGTGCTGTTTGATTAGGTGACTGATTTTGCTTAAAAGAAGAAGGAACAGGTGCCGGTTGACCTTTGTATTGTGTTCCAGATGTTCTAGAACCTGAACCAACAAATGTTCCAAATTTATTATCATTAGGATTTCTTTGTACTATACCTGTCGTAGATGGACCATCCGGAGTACTAGGAATAATATTCTTTCCCACAAAGTCAGTTCTGTTTTCAATAAATTCTGCAGCCTTTTTTTGTAAGGAAGGATTCATTATATTTCGAGCAACATTTTTTATTGTAGATTCATCATAACGTGTTGCTTTTGCTGCTGATTTTGCATCAACAATATTGAACCACTCTGAATTAGCCTTTCCACTTGGATTTACTCTGGGATAATCACGAGTTGGTTGATACTGTCTATCTGCCAATATTATATTTCTAATACTTGTTCCTCCCAGAAAATTACCTGCTCTCGCACGATTATAAATTGATTGAGCCACATCTGCCTGCCCCTGAGCATCACCATCTTCCCTAGATGCAACTGCTACTAAGGTCCAAAAGTCAGAGTTCTTGCCGTCTATAGGAGATTGTTGCGGAGGTTGTTGTGGAAGTTGTGATCGATCAGTGTATGCATCAGGTTCTTGAGTAATTTTTCCAATTTCTGGCACATTTTTGAACGGAGCAAATAAGACATCAAGAGCTGATGATAGTCCCTTTCCTAAATCGTCAAGAGATTTTGTTAACTCACCAATAGAGTTCTCCATTAATCCAGAACTATCACTAAAATCAAATGTAGAAAGATTTTTGAAAGCCGAATCAAAAATACCCGCTATACTTTTCATTACATTAAATGTTTCATCACCATAATTTTTTAAGATAGATCCTGCAGTTCCAAGTCTTCCAGAAAATTGCTCTCCTAAACTAATCCAAGTTGGAAGATTACCTAATATCCACCCAGCAGTAAGATACTTAACAAATCCAAACAATCTGTCTGTGATGTTTAAACCTTGATCAGATAGAGATAAGGATCTAGCACCACCAGATTTAGTGAGAATAGTAGGATTACTAATTATATTTTTTTGTATTTCTCTTTTATCAACCTCACGGCGTCTATTCTTAAATAATCCGATACTAGATATTAAATTTCTTTTTCTGGATAACCCCCCAGTTAATGTATTTTGAATTGATTTCGTTGTCTTTGTAGTTTGTGAGGCAGTCGATTTTAACAAAGAAATTGGTGATGATATTGCCATTTTAGAACACTACATTATAATTGACTTGCGAATATAATGTATAAAAATTGTCAGGATTTCCGGAAGGAATAAGTGGAACATCTGTGAGAGTTTGAGAATCTCTTGCAATTACAGAAGATGGTTGCTCTTTATTATTTTCAAGCACCACTACATCTGGTGGTGGTTCTGGTAAAGTTCCAAGATTCGGTTTTGGTGGTGATTTTGGGTCAAATGGAATTACTTGAAGAGAAATTGGTTTTGCTGAAGATGGCATTTGAACTGGATCTGGCAATCTCATTACACTCCAAGAATATCCTTTAGATTCTACCCATTTCTTTGCTTGTTGTTGTTCTACCGGACTCATATTTTTCCAGGCAGACTCAATTCTCCCTCTTATCATAGTATTATTTGTATCTCTATACTTAAAAGCTAATTCAAAGTTTTTAATCATTTCCTGACTCGGTTCAGGAATCATGGCATTTTGTGGTTCTGCTGCTGGTGCCTGAGTAGTAGCGGTTGGAATCATAGGATTTTGTGGTTCTGGTGACCCCTGTTCTACAGTCCCTTCTACTTTTGGTGCCGGATTGTTTAAAAAATCAAGATTTAATCCAGACCCAGATAGAAAATCTGATCCAGATTTCATAAGTCCAGAAAATGCAGAACTTGCCGAATTAGCAATTTCAGAAAAATTAATATTAGAAAGATCTAATTCATTTCCAGTCGCTTTCATTCCACTAAGGGCAATAGCTGGTAATGAAAAAGGAGCAAAGGTTGCTGCGGCATTTATAGCACTTTCAGCATAATTTCCTTCTTGAAAATTTGTGAAGGCATCTATTGCAGTAGAAGTTCTAGCACCAATACCGAGTGCTTTAAGTAGTAGAGATCCTGCAGCAGATACACCAGCAGTAGCAGCAGCAACGGGAGCAGCAGTCCTAAGTCCTGATAATAATGATTTGACTAAATCAGCAATTGCTTTAAATGGAGATGTAGCAAGTGCCGATAAAGATTTAATAACTTTTCCAGTAATTCCTCCAATTCCCGATAATATAGAGGTAAAACCTTTACTTAATGTTCCTAGTGTAGAAGTAATAAATCCAAAAGAACCCTTAAGAAGATCTCCTATTCCTTTAAGTGCTCCAAGTCCAAGTTTAGCACTCGATTGAATTCCTTGGATAACTTTAATTCCAAAAAATCCAAATAATGCTCCAAGAGATTTTGTAATATTACCAAATGTGGAGTTTAATTTTTTCTCTGTAGAAATTAATGGAGATTGAAGAGAAGTAGAAACTTTTTGTTCTAATTGATTTTCTTGCCCTTGTCTAATTTTTAATTCTAAAAGTTTTTTTTCCTGCTCTCTTTCTTCTAAAAGTTTTCTTTGGTCTTGTAAACTATCAGATTGTATTAATCTTCCAATACCTTGAAGATTAACATTCGTCGTAACAATTTCCGAGCGAACAGTATTAAGTTGATCTTGAAGACCAACTAAAGAAGTTGATGGTATAGAATTTTCTTTATCCATTAGATTGGTTCTTCATATTTTCTTCTTCAATATACTGATGAAGGAGATTAATATAAATTTCTCTCTCCCAAGGAATCATATTTTCTAGCTCTGTCAAAGAGTATTTATGATGTTGAACCAGAGAAAAATTAGTTTTATAATATGACGCAAGATCTTCGTGCGCCAATCCTAGGCGAAAAAAGATGTTAGTCCCTCCAATGTAATATCACTTTCCACACCGGTATTGGGATTTTTAATTGAAATCGTATGAGAAAGTTTAGGCATAGTATCAAAGAATTTTTCAATTTCTTTAAATTGTCGAGAAGTCAATTGCTCTAAAAATTCTTCTAGTTCTTTTTTAGTAGAATCAGATGAAGACCAAGACTCTTCTTCAGAATAAATTTGTTCTATGCAAGATACAATCATCTCAAAAGTATCATCTACACTCATACCACCAACGTTTGAGAAATTATTTTTAATAAATTCTTTCATAGAAGGATATTTCATCCTTAATATCAAAGTATCATCAAGTTTAATATCTCTAGAGTGTTCTGGTTTTACCACTACTGCAATATCATCAAGATTTACTGTTACTGGAACTTGAGTTGTTCCATCGTCTGGGCAAGTTAAAAGAATATCAACATCTTCTCCAACAGATTTTCCACGAACATTTAAGAAAATATATTCAATATCAAAAATTGATAATTCTTCTACTTTAATACCTCTAGTAATAATACAATTTCCAATTACGGTCTTAAGTGCCTCTGCAATTTGCTTTGGGTCTTCACTTTCCATAGCAATAATTAAAATCTTTTCTTCTTTTACAAGAAAAGGTCTATATTTAATTTCTTTTTTGATAGATGGTATTTCTAAACTATATGTCGGCGTTGCAATTTTTGGTAAAGGCATAATACTCCAATAAAAACTTCATTAAAAATATTTAGTTCAGTTATTTAAGACTGTAGGAAACACGCTTCCTGGATTGGTAATTGTAGGTCTTACTCCACTTTCATTCCCAAGAGATTGTCCAGTTCGATAAGTTACACGAGTATTATCTGATGAAACATCCGGGGTTGTTGTAGATTTATTATTATCATTACCAATAAATTTATTCAAACTTAATGCTCTACCAGCAATATAACGATCATATTTAAAAGTTGCAGACACCCTTAGTACATCTGATTGATTATAAGAAACTACAGGGGGGCTTATACCAACGGGCCAGAGTCCAACAAAAGTGTATTCGATTTGGTTAAAATACTCATAATTTCTATCAAATTTAATAATTTTAGTGAAACTTGTTTTATAAGTTTCTGGGTATTGCATTCTTACAAAATAATTTGCTGCTCCTTGATTTACAGGACCTGCAAATTGGTTTCCTATAGGATTATGAGAACCACTAGAAATAAACTCCATCCAAGATTCTAAAAATTTTATCATTAAGTAATTTGAATCAACATAAAAATCCAGAGTTATTTCTCCATATGTTCTGGCAAAGGCAAAATTTTCAGAAACTCCGGTGAAATTTCCATCAACGGTTTTAGTGGCAAGATTAGATGTTGGTAATGATGCATTATAGCATAAAAGACCAGCAGATTCAGCAACAAAAAATGGAGAAACTCCTCTTTTTAGGAGATAATTTTGCAATTCTCTTGGAAGACCACCAAATATTAACTGATAATGAGAAGTTTGCGCTAAATTAGTAAATAATGGTTTAATGTCCGATATTTTACGGGCTCTAGACACTCTAAATACCTTTATGAGTCTTATTAGTATAAGTATTTAGATGTCTTATAAGGGAAAATTTAAACCATCATTTCCAGAAAAGTATGTTGGCGACCCGACTAACATTATATACAGGTCTCTATGGGAATTGAAGTTTCTGAAATATTGTGATATTAATGAAAATATTTTAGAGTATGCTTCCGAAGAACTTGCCATTCCTTATCGTTCTCCGGTAGATGGGCGTATTCACAGATACTTTCCTGATGCTTATATAAAAGTTAAAGAACCTGATGGAAGTACTAAAAAATATTTGATTGAGATTAAACCTCATAAGCAAACAATGCCACCATCAAAACCAAAAAGGCAGACTAAAGGATACATCTATGAGGCATATGAGTATGCCAAGAATCAATCGAAGTGGGAGGCAGCACGAGAATATTGTAAGGACAGAGGATGGACCTTTAAGGTGATTACGGAATTCGAATTAGGTATCAAGTAATGCCACTCACAGGATATGAAAAACCATTAGGGGATTATACACGGGATGAATTAATTGAAATTGCAGAATTTTATACAATTTATTATACAACTGCCAGTGGAAAAGGATCAACCGGTGGATATAAGAGATTAAAAAAAGAACAATTGATCAGTATCATTAAAAATGATCGTGATTATATTAGTAAAAATCCAAAAGCACCCAGAAGAATTGATGGGAAGATACTCACAAATCGTTTTAGCGATTTCAAAAAATCATTAAACGGAACTGAAAAACCGGATAGATTAATGAATGAAATTATGTCGATATTGAGTGGAACTGAAAGTGCATATCCATCACAAGGAAGATACTATACCTACATTTATTATGCCAAAACTCCAAAAATTCTTTATGATCAACATCCACTGATTCTGGCAGGAGGTCCATATCTAAATGGGTTCATAGGATTTAATTATCATCTTGGAAAAATTAGACAATATAATACGGCAGATGGTGATAGATTAGTCAGTGGGTTATATGAATTAAGTCAACAAGAATTTGCAACATTGAGATCAGTCCCATATAGAAAATTAATACAAAATTGAGATAAATAACTAAAAACTATAAATGGCAACCGCTGCTCCGTTTAATTATAGATATCCATACACAAAACTCACAACATCTGATGATTACTTAAAAATTACTTTTCTTGAGTATAAACCACCAGGACTTATTCCGGGAGAAGGAACTTTTGCACTACCTTCTTCTGATGATGTGTATGCTAATGTAGGAGGTAAAGATGATGTTAACCTATTGAAGGGGACCGTTATATTACCAATTCCTGATGACATAAAAGATAGTAATAGCGTCAAATGGAGTGGAAGTTCATTAGGACCTCTGGAAGCAGCTACCGCTGCTGGAGTTGCTGGAGTATTTGGTACAAAGTCTGTGGACGACTTTAAAAGTAAGATATTGTCAACAAGAGATAAAATAATTAATGCTGCTAAATCAGGAACAACCCAACAAGCAATTCAGGCAGGACTCATCAATTTTGCAGCAAATGCTCTCCTTGGAAAGAATAATGATTTGAACCTTACTTCAAGGTTTGCCGGAGCAGTATTTAATTCAAATATTGAATTACTTTTTAGTGGAATTGATTTAAGGCAGGCATTTTCTTTCTCATATGATATTGTCCCTCGTTCTGAAAAAGAAGCAACGGAGGTTAAGAATATAATTAGAAAATTTAAAATACACAGTGCTGCAAAAAAAGGTACAATAGCAGGGGGTGCTGCTGGATTGTTCCTTAAGGCACCCGAAGTTTTTAGAATAGAATATATGAGTGGAGGAAGGCCACATCCATATCTAAATAGATTTAAGATTTGCGCTCTTAGGAATATAACGGTAAATTATACTGGTTCTGGAACTTATGCAACTTATTCTGATGCCACACCGGTTCATATGACTATGACATTAACATTCCAAGAACTCACTCCAATTTACGCAGAAGATTACGAAACAGGTACAGGAAGCGAAGCAACCGGATTCTAAAAATGTCATATTTCAGAGAACTTCCCAATTTAGAGTATCAATCATTCCTATCAAGTAGTAGGGGATCTGATGAATACTTGTTGGTAAAAAATATATTTCGTAGAGTTAAACTGCGTGATGACTTACAAAATGTTTTTACCATATTTAATAAGTATCAAATTCAAGAAGGAGCAAGACCCGATACAGTTGCCGAAGAACTCTATGGAAGTTCTCAGTATGATTGGGTTGTATTGATTGGTGCCAATATTATAAATGTAAGAAATGAATGGCCTCTTTCTGATAGAGACATCTACAGGTACTCAGAACAATTATATGGAAATGACCTAAACGCAGTTCATCACTACGAAACTAAAGAAATTAAAGATTCCAGAGGAAGACTTATACTTCCGGCAGGTAAAATCGTTGATTCAGTCTTTACCATTCCAGACCCTAATATTCCCATACAAACTCTAAATCCTGTTGTTGGTATTAGTAATTATGAATATGAAGTCAGAAAAAATAATAAAAAAAGAGACATTTATGTTCTTAAACCTTCTTATCTTCAACAGGTTATTAATGATACAAGAAAAGCGATGACTTATGATAGATCATCGCAATATGTAAATGATAAATTAATTCGCACCGAAAACACCAGAGTCACGATGCCGTAAAAAAAGAGGAGATTTCTCTCCTCTTCACTATATTATCACTCGGCTAACTTTTGGAAGTATGATAAGGATTCATCATCGTCATCATCATCAACCGCAACAGAACGAGTAGGTTTCAGGTTGCTAAGTTCAGTACGCAGGTCTTCAGTCAGAGAAGGAGCAGGACCACGATAGTCATCCTCGTCCTCAACTTCAGAATCAATACGAGCAGACTTTCCACCCAGAACAGATTCAAGACGCTTCTTCATTTCCTCATAGGACTTGAACTGCTCAGGAGAAACAAACTCAGAAAGAGAAAACTGCTTCTTCCAGATTGCTTCCATAGCATCATCATCATTTAGAAGAGCACTCTGAGCAGCAAACTCACTGGAATCATAGTTCCTATAACCGGCAACATTCTTTGCCTTCAGTTTGAAGTTGGCACCAGTCCAGAAATCAAATGGGTCGATAGGAGTCTCATCCTCAAACTCAGGTTGCATTGCTTCCGTGAGTTTGTCAAAGATTTTCTTACCGTACTTGAAGAGAAAGACTTTACCCTCATTATCAGGATTCGCAGGGTCTTTCACGACATAAATGTTACTCACATAAGTCAGTTTACGCTTCTGCTTACGGGCAACTTCCTTATTAGAGTCTATACCAGAGTTCCACAGTTGACCGTTGTGCTCACACACAGGGCACTTCTGGTTCAGGGTAGTCGCGCAAGCGTCTATAATCCACCCACCGGGACCTTGAAAGGCATGAGAATAGACTTTGACGAATGGTAAGTCTTCACCATCAGGAGCAGGCAGGAAACGAATAACGGCATAACCATTATTTGCTTTATCACATTCCAATTTCCACAGACGGTCATCAGAAGAATTACCAGAATTATTCATTTTTTCTACTTCTTTGACTAGTTTTTCAGTCAAAGAACCAAGTTTAGATTGTTTTTTTAAGTCCGAAAAGCTCATTTTGGATTTTTTGGATAAATTGGATTTTGTTTTGCAACAACTTTATTATAGAGGATCTATAAAGGGATGTCAAGCCCTCGTCCAACCTTTATGATGCTTTCGTTTACCTTTTATAACTAAGCGCATAGCAGAATCGGTGAGATTATTTTGTTCGCAAAAATATTTGAGATTACTTATGGTATATGTTTTTCCTTCGGGATCTTTGATTATCCAAGTTTTATTATCTCTTGCGACTTTTCTTTCTCTTATTTGCTCTCTTTGCTCTTGTGTAAGTTTTTTACCAAGCATTCCTTTCGGAGATACTCTTCCCTTATGTGCCTCACTCATTTTTCTTTTGGTTTCTTCAGATGCTCTTCTATTTTTAGCAGAAGCAGAAAGTTTTTCTCTAACTTCTGGTCTCTTTGCTGGATTATTTTCACCAATCATATTTTCACTTGGATTAATATAATAAAACTTTTTAGATGTTTGCTTTGCTTTGTTGGCAAAATGAAGATTTTTATCTATTTTGTAAAAATCGTGAAGAACACATTCTGCCTCAAGTGCATCTTCTAAAGTATCAAAAGTTTCCAGTATGATTTTTTGTGTTGGATAGAAGGTTTTATCCCTATAAGATCCAAAATATTTTACATCTTCTTCGGGGAGACAATAACATTCTCTTTTCCCAATATATCCTCTCCCATATTCCTCATAGGAATAATACACATAAAAGTGTTTCATTATTCTACTCTAATCGGGTGACATAAGTATTTATACAAGAAAGGAGCACCGAAGCACTCCAGTCTAACCTGAAAAGTGTCACCCGATCAGGCATTTGTATTTATTACTCATTAGTCAAGATACTTTTTGAGTGATTCAATTGTTTTTGTCATACTGCCGAAAAGAATATTCATATCAGTCTCTGGTGGAAACCCCATCAGAGCAACTGACCTTCTCAGATTCTCTTTCATCTCAATTGCCTGAGGGTCATTAGAAAGAGAAAGTCTTGTGTACATAATACGCTGCTTTTCAAGCAGTATTGTCATTTTATCAATATGTTCCAGTTTATCTTCACGAGGCATCATACCAAAAGTTAAAATACTATTGTATATAAACTCTTGAAGTTGATTGATTTCTTTTAGTTCATCCTGAATAATATCAGAATCAAAAAAACTACT